ATTCTATTTTAGAAGGGTAATTCTCCGCTTGGTTCATCATCTTGACCATCCATAACAATGGTGCTCTCAGATGTAAGATTTTCAGCTTCTTCACCATAAACATAACCACCCTTTGCTGAATCCCAACGCGGTGTTTCTCCCCTTGCAATTGCTTCAAGATATTCAACCGGTTTTTTCGAATAGACATCCTCCCAAGTTAATTCATCTTCAACCCAAGCTTTCATTTGCTCTTTATTTTTGCTCAAAGCAGAAGGGTCTTCTTGCATAATTGTCTGAATTGTTGTATATTCCTTACCTTTCGGGGTTTTGGATTTGACAAGCTGAATAATCAAATCTCTACCTTCTTTTGGGTCAGTAATATCCCCCTTAGCTCTAAAGATGGGGATGATTTTATCCAAAATTCCTTCGTTCTTATAATTGTGTTTGAATCTCCAGAACTTAACACCATCACCTTCAGCATCTCTATCAACAACCTTTACAATATAGAACTTTCTGGATCTGTATTGCGCAGCAAGTTGTTTATCGGATTCTTTTCCGGTTGAATTTAATTCCTCAAAAATTTCATTTAAGGGTGAACGCTCATTGTCATTCTTACCGGGATCATAAAGTTTAACCCATTTACCACCAACTTGAACTTCGTGGAACCAAACTTCTTTGAAGGGAGAGCTTCCATCTTTTGTTGGAAGAATTCTGATTCTCCTTTGTCCATTTGATACTCCATTTGGAAGAAGACAAGCAAAATACTTTTTCATCTTCTCCTCCATAGACATTTTATTACCGTCTTTGGTTGTGTTTTTTTCATACTGCGATAAAATCGAATCTAATGTACTCATGTTTTTAATTGTTTTTAATTGTTAATTTGTTTGTCATTATCGACCGTTTTTAAATATAGGAAAGAAAAAAGGAAAAGACAAATGCTATCTTTTCCTTTCTTTTAAAATCTTAATTAAATTGTTTCGTCTTCTGTCGGTGGAATAAATGTGTTTTTAATTTCATTTGGTGTAAAATCTGTTACTTCATCAGATGTTAAAACATATTCATTTTTTCCAGATGCTTCCATTTCACTCTCTTTGTCGGTGAAGAAATCGGATAATTTTTGTGTGTAAGGACCGCTATCCAAACTTCTTAATTCAAGTTTTTCTTGGGGTGTTTTTTGACGATATTTTTCAATTTTCTGTTCAATATCATTTAATTTACCAACAATTCCATCCATTTCTGAAAGTTTGGTTTGCAATGTTTCCAATTGTGAAAATAAATTCTTGAAATATTCTTCTTGTTTTTGTTCTACATTTTTTTGTGACGTTACCAAATCGGTAATATCCAATTCTTCTGTGCTTGAAGTTTGTTCTTCTGATGCTCCACTAGCATCAATTTTTTCAACTTCAGGGTCTGTTTCAGGAACAACAGGAGTTGGTTCTGCTGTTATTGGTGACGATGGAATTGTAGCATCCGGTATAGCTTCTGGAGCGGGTGGAATTTCTTCTCCTTCTGGGGGAGGAATTGTAACATCTTGTTCAAAGATATATTTATTTATTGAATTATGTCTTTTTAATTCATTTAAGATTCTATCGTCCATTTTCATTTTATTAACCATTTAATAATTGTTTAATACCTGAAGGTGTTTCAACTTGAACTCTTTTATTTACACTCATAGTGTTGTCAATTCTTTCAATTAGACCGTCTTTCATTCTAACTGTATAGCAATCGCCTGTGTCTAAATCACAAACTTCATTGTAACCATTACCCATATCTTTTTGGGTAATTCTTGTCTTTTTGTTTAAATAACTATCTAAAGCTGATTGAATGTTCATTTTGTTTTTATTATATAAATATATGATTATGTGAAAAGATTCATAGAATTCATTAATGAAACCGATTGACCAAATTTATTTTTTAAACTTTGCGCCTTTTTTTCATTTGTTCTTACAAAATCTTCAAAATCAACTTGATTATTCTTGGGCCAATTTTGTACCCAATTCTTAAATAATGTATTTGTTAAAGTGTTTCCTGTAATTGTGTCATTTGTGTAAGATGATAAATCAATATTTCCCGTTAAATTCGTAAATTTATCTCTTAAGAATAAGATATTATTATCGACGGTTTCAAATGTTGGGTATGGTAATGTATATCCATCTATTCCTCTTAAACATAAATATTGTTTTTGGAAATATACGTTAGCGGATTCTGAATAAGAAATTATATTATCCTGAAGGTCTTTTAACGGCGCACCTCCAAAATTATTGTTCCACGCAATTACTTCTTGTCTATCGCCACCATCGAGATAAATTGTTGAAAATACCATTGCTCTAATTTTTTTGGTATTATCATCTGAACCAACCACTTTACTTTTTATGATAGAAATTATTTCTTGAATTGAGTATGAATTTCTAATTGCTTGACCCGCTTTTCTATATGTTGAGTATATTGTGTTTGTATTATCACCAAGAGTATAAATTGTACATCCTTCAGAAACAGGTGATTTATCTTTTGAAGTTTGAAGTTGTATTGAAT